ATTTTCACTTTGTGTCTTATTTATAAATTAATTTTTATATTAATTAAAAATCAATTTTATAAATAAATACTTAAAAAAAACTAAAATGAATTAATCTAAAAACTAAAATTAATAATCTACAAACTAAAATGAATTAATCTAAAAACTAAAACTAAAAATAAATAAGATAAAAATAATAATTAATAAGATAAAACTAATAATTAATAAGATAAAACTAATAATGTATATAAACTACAAATATATAAATTAATGTTCGCAAATACGATAAAGAATACTTGAACCTGTAGTTATATTATTTCTAGTAATTTCACAGACTTGATTAAGACGTAAGCCAATATATTTAGCCATAGGGTCGTCTCTTTTTATAGTAGGAAGTTGTTTAACATTACAATTTTTAATATTTTTTGCTTCTTCATTAGATAATACACGATGTTTAGGAACAGTATTGTGATGACTAATATTAAATTTAAAGTTTTCTATACCAAATACTTGTATAAAATAATTTTTTGTAGTGTATAAATCATTTACAAAATCTTCTTCTGGTTTGTATTTTGCTCCAACAGCCATTAATAATTTATTATTATTTATAATTACAAGTGTATCTTTTTTTGTAATATATTTATCATAAATATTAACTATTTGCTCTTTTATTTGTGTTGTTCCTTTAAACTTATTTTCAAGTTTATATTTAACATAAATTTTCTCAGTTAAAGATTTACTATTTTTTTTTTCAAGCAATATATCAAGCGGTCCTATCTCTTCACTCATATGAAATTTATTATTTAAATGCTCTCTAGCCATTATACTTATTTCTTCACTAGTATAATTATTAAGATGTTCCACATTATACCCTCTATCTTCCAACATTTCTAATAAATGTTTTCGTGATTTATAAATATCAACAATTAAAGACGACAGTTTATCTTGTTCATTACTCATTTTTAATTTTATAATTAATTATTTAATAGAGATAGTTTAATATAAGATGGTTTAATATAATTTAATATGTTTAATAACTTATTATATTATAAACTTACAAATAATTCATATATTATATTAATATAATAAATATTTTCTAAATTCAATTTTTATATTTACTATATAATTAATATTTTTTAAATATATTTTTAATCTAGTTTTTATTTAGGTTTATCTTTAATTTTTGTGTTTTTAATTTTTTTATTTAATTTTTTTATTTAATTTTTAAATGGATCTAAATTTTTATTATTACCATATAAATAACCATCATTCTTACTAGAATCTATTTCAACAACTTTAATATTTGTATCAAAATTTACACGATTTAAATTTTGTTGTTGAACATTACCTCCTGAATAGTTAGGATTTTGTTGTGGTTGGTGTTGTTGTGGTTGGTGTTGTTGTAGGGGTTGTTGTGGAGTTTGTGGTTGTTGATTTTGTTGTGGTTGTTGCATACCACCATTTTGTGTTCCAAAAGTCATATTTAAGCCTTGTTGATGATTTTGAGTTGTAGGTAATTGTGTTTCGCTTTGAGAAGACATCATATTATTAATACCTTGTTGTTTCGCATTATTAATATGGTCTAATTCACCACCATTTTGTATCCCTAATAAATTATTATTTAATTCTTCTATTGTTTTTACATCTTCATCTTCTTTTATTTCAAATTGTTCTCTTGTTCCACCTCCTATTAAATTTTGATTAGGATTAATTTGATTAGGATTAATTTGATTAGGATTATTTTGATTAGGATTGTGTGATTGTGTATTTATATTAGGATTTAAATTTGCTCTTTGAAAATTAGTATTTAAGCCACCAATTAGGATTTAAATTTGCTCTTTGAAAATTAGTATTTAAGCCACCAATCATAGAATTATTATTTAATACTTCATTATTATTTTCATTATCACTATCACTATCACTATTATTATTATTAAAATTGCCATTACCACCTTGTAATGAATTATTATTATTCATAAGTTCATCATTTTCATCATCTTCATTATCTTCNTCATCTTTATTATCTTCGTCATCTTCATCATTTATTTTTTCATCGTCATTATCATTATCATATTCGTCTTCGCTTTTGGTGCCTCCATTTAATACTTCATTTGTATCGTCATCTTCATTATCATCTTCATTATCATCTTCATTTTCATTTTCTTCCTCTTCATTTTCTTCCTCTTCATTTTCTTCTTCATCATCATCATTTATAGTTAACATTGTATCAATATCTTCTTCTGTCATTTCAATAATATTATTTTCTTCATCATTATTTTCACTATTTTTATTGTGTAATTTAAATAATGTATATACGTCTAATTTAACACTCATACCTAAACCTTGCATTTCTTGTATTAATAATTTAAATGTATAAGGAACTATTAAATTTACAAAATCAACAGTTTTTTGATTATATAAATTAACACCTTTTATTTTATCATTAGTAATATTATTATAACTTGTATCATCATCAACTTGATATGATGTAATACCATCTTTAATACTATCATAAAATAAATTTTTCTCTGGATTACTAATTGTAATTTCACCTGTTGTTTTACTAACTTGAATCATAAATTTATCACTTTTTTCAACATAACTTTCTTTTAAAAAACCCCATATACCGTGCGAAAGTAGTGCATCGCGTTCCATTTCTCCCAATCTTAAACCTCCGCCTTTGGCACGACCTGCTACGGGTTGTCTTGATGTATTATATAATCCACTAGGTTTAGGAATACCTTCTTTATCTGTTCTTGTTCCTGTTGTACGATAATTTATTTTATCATCTACCATCATTTTTAAGCGTTCATAAAAAATAGGACCACTAAATACGGAAACCATCATTTGTTCTCCAGTAAGACCATTATATAATGTGCGTTCTCCCATAGATAATAATCCTAATTTAGTTTCAAGAATATCATTAATTTGTTCTGTATTTATAGTTTCAAAAGGCGTATATAAGCCTTGAAATCCTAATTCTGCTGCTAAATTACCAAATAAGATTTCAATAAATTGATTTATTGTCATTCTTTTTGGATAACTAAAAGGGTCTAATAAAATATCAGGTGTAATTCCATCTTCAGTATAAGGCATATCTTCTTTTTTCATCATTAACCCAAAAGTTCCTTTTTGACCATTACGAGAAGCAAATTTATCTCCCATTACTGGTTTTCTATATTGACACGTTCTTACTTTTACCATTCTATCACCATTACTATTAGTTTGACAAGTATACACGCGGTCTATTAAACTACCTACATTATCAGGTTTTACTTTTGTCGACATATCTTTATATACATCTTTATTACGTTCGCCTTTTCCTTTCATATATTTTCCAATTACAATATCATCGTCTTTTAAATAAGTGCCTATTTTAGGTAATCCATATTTATCTAAATGTTCGTAGATAGTTTTATTATTATTTGGTTTTAATTGTTCATCTGTAGGATAAGTATCTATTTCACTTTTATACATTGGATTATATAAATGATGTTCTTCGCCAGTTTCGTGGTCAATAAGTTCATTATCAGCATAACGTTTATAATGACTTGTTCCAAATAATCCCATATCCATAGAAGATTGATTTGCCACCATAGCATCTTCTTGATTGTAATTATATTTAACAATGGCAACAAACACATTTTGACCATATCCTAATTTTTCATTACCAATGATATTATTAAATCTTGTTGTTATTAAAGGTTTTTCAGGATAATTAAGAATATAGGAAGCATTATCAATGCGATTATTAAAATTCATAGCATACGTTGATATACCTTGTTTTACTTGCTTACTTGAAAAAATAACACGAGGTCCAGGACTATATTGCATAAATGGTAATAAATGAACATTAAAACTAAGTATCATACTAGGATGTAATTCAACGTGTGTATATTTTTGTAAAGATGTATGAGAAATATTAAACCCAATAGATAATAAGGTCGTATTAAATTCTTCAGAATCAATATATTCAATAATACCCTGTGTTTCTTTTAATTTTTTAATAGTATCCATTGTAGTCATACTTGTTTGATTATCTACTCCAATATGAGTAATATCTTTTACATCATTGCTATAAAAATCATAGTCTTCTTTTCTTTTTCCAAAACCAATTAAAAAATCTTTAAATATAATTGTTTCTTCTTTTAATTTAGTAATATGATGAGGTTGTAATAATATATTATTTTTTTCAATAATATATAAAGGTCTTATAAATCGTCCTCCATCACTGAATATTTTTATTTCATTATTACTTCTTTCCCAAGAAATACTATTAAAAATATTAATTAATCCGTTTCTTCTATACGATTTAAATAACATTAGAAATAATTCGGGATTACGATGACATCCAATCCAATGTCCATTTATAATTACTTTGGTTAATTTTATTAATTCCTTTGGTAAAAAATCATCTAATAATTCTACACCATTTTTTATACAAAAATTTACAATAGGACTAGATTTAGAACCAAATGTAATATGTGATATAATAGCAAGACCTTTAGTTAAACCTCCATTTTGACCTTCTGGTGTATCTGATGGACATACACAACCATATTGAGTAGCATGTAATCTACGTCTTGATAGAGATGGTTTACCACTATCACCAATATTATCAATAATTTTTCTAAGGTGAGCAATAGTTAAATTCCGTGTAGTTCTTTCCAATGAATGAACAACACCTTGTTTTTGTCCAATGGTTCCTATTTTAAGTTGACCATTAAAATGTTTATTAAATTTTTCATCACTATAAATTTTATTAATATTAGATTCATTAATAATTTTTAAAATATCCTCACCACTAAATTCAGTATGGTTAAACGTATATGTTTCATTTACTCTAACTCTAGCATTATAATGAACTTGTTCAAAAGCATCACGAAATAAAGTAGACATTAAAAAACCTGATAAATCTATACGTTTATTTGCAAAATTATCACGGTCAGTATCTTTTTCAATACCTAGACGTAATAAAAGGAGTTTTCTTGTTACATAACCTAAATAATAGGCTTTATTTTTATTTAAATTACCTAATTCGGCAATATGAGGAAAAAATACATCTTTTAAATCATTGTATAAATAACTCAATTTCGCAAATTTATTACGTGTTTCTCCTAAATTTAATTTTGTATGTTCATCTTTACTATCTTTATCTGTTGTTTTTCTTGAAAATTTTGTTAAATATAATTCAGCACTTTCTTTATTGTAAATTTCTTCTTCTAAAATAAATTCATCAAGAATACTAGGACGTAGTAATTCTAATAATTGATTGGTAAGTATATCGTCGTTATCAATGTCTCCAACAATATATTCTAAAATTTGTTTATCTGTTTCTACACCTAATACCCTAAACATAATAAATAGAGGGATATCGCGATTTTTATTAGGTAATAAGAAAGGTGTGCTTTGACCTAATCTTACTGTAATTGTGCCTTGTTTTTCAATTTCAACTTTAACAGTTCTAGCACGAGAAAATGCTTCATCACTTACACATTTAATTTCGGCTCTATGTGTATATTTAGGTATTTGATCTTTGGATATGGGAAGCGTTTCTAAAAATATAATATTTTCAGCCTTACGTTCTTGTGATACAATAGTTTTTTCAGCACCATCTATAATAAAATATCCTCCTAAATCATAAGGGTCTTCACCCATTTGTGTTACTAATTCATCATGATGTCCTTTTAAAACACATAAATCAGATTTTAACATAATAGGAATTTTACCTAAATATATATTATTTAAAAATGGCTCGTCTGTCATAAGCACCTTTTCAAATCCTTCTATTGGTTTATCATTTTTTTTAATAGTATATTCAATATCTATTGAATAAAAAAAATCACATCCATAGGTTATATTTTTAAGTCTTGCCTCATTTGGAAAGAGTTGTCTAATTTCTCCCGAAGGAAATGATTTTACGGTTGGTTTTTTAAATGAATATTTATTACTATTTTTACCACCATAATAAATTTTTATTTCATATATAATTGTGTTATCATTCGCATCTATTAAAACAAATGGAGGATTTTTTGTTAAATTTTGAAATATAAGAGGAATTTTATTTTGTATGAAATCATTATAACTATCTATGTGATGTCTCACTAAAGGATTAGGTGTATGTTTAAAATATGAATTAATAACATCCCATGTGTCTGTTTCTAAATTCATTTTATATTTAGTTTATTACTTTATTATTATTTATATAATTATTTATTATTTATTATTTATTTAATTATGCTATTATTATTTATAGAGTTATTTTATTATCTATTTAATTACGTTATTATTATTTATAGAGTTATTTTATTTTTATATATTTAATTTTTTATATTAATAAAATAGTATTACTAAATAAAAAAATTAAAATATATAATATATAATTTATTATTTAAATTTTAAGTATAATTTATTATTTAAATTTTAAGTATAATTTATTATTTAAATTTTAAATTATATTTAAAATAGTAAAAATTTGATATAATATAAACTGAAAAGTAAAATTCCAATGGCAATATATTTTAACATTTTAGCAAAATCATCATCGTATTTTTTCATTTGATTAATAAATTGTTTATAACTAATTAATTGGTCTTTTAAATAAGAAACTTGTTTTTTTAAATCATTAATTTCACATTGAGCATTGTTTAAATCAAGTGTTAAATAATGTTTTTTAGAATCTAAATCAGCATTTTCAATCTTTAACTCATTCATTTTATCTTTAAGCAATTGAATTGTTTGCATATCAACTTCGTGTTGTGCGTAAATACTATCGCTCATTGATAAATTATCTTGATTTTTGGAATTTGAATGAGACACTTTACGCTTCTTTTGCTTATTTTCTACGTGTTGAACGATTAAATTAATAGATGATTTAGAAGGTTTCGTATTATCTAAATTAGTATCGTAATCACTTTCACTTCCATCATTACCATCATCATTATCACCATCGCCATTATTATAATCATTAATATCATCATCATCATTATCATCATTATTATTATCATTAACAATATCAGTATTAATTTTTTTGCTAGTATTAATAATATTAAATACTGATTTACTTTTAATTTTTTTTTCTTCTTTATTCTCTTTAGGTTTTACAAATGTTTTCATTTGTTCGCTCAATTCTTTCAAAGCCTTTTGTGTAAAATCATCTTTTTGTTTAGCATATTCTTCTAAACTAATTTTATTAGTATAAATAGGCTCTTTAGTGTCTTTCTCAACTTTTTGTTCTTTCTGAATTTTAGGTTCAGGTGTAGTAGAAATGTTCATTTTGTATGAGAATATAGGTTAATACTTTAAATGTGTTTTATTTTATAGTAAATCATAATTTATAATTAAAAATCAATTTTTTAATTAACTATTTTTAAATATAAAAAATAATATAGTTTATTAAGTATAAATAATATCTTTTTAAAAAGTAGTTAGAACCTATTTATTTAAATAAATTGTTTGAATATTAAATAATAAAATAAATAAACATAAATAAATAAACATAAATAAACATAAATAAAAATGGGAGGAGGATTAATGCAATTAGTAGCCTATGGTTCTCAAGATGTATATTTAACAGGGAACCCACAAATAACATTTTTTAAAGTAGTGTATAGAAGACATACAAATTTTTCAGTAGAACCTATTCAACAAGTTTTTAATGGTATTGCAAATTGGGGTAAAAGTGTTTCAGCAACAATAGCACGTAATGGTGATTTATTACATAGAATGTATATTACAATTACTTTACCTAGTGTTTCTGCTAATGGAACTGACCAATTCCGTTGGTTAAATTGGCTAGGTCATATTATAGTTCAACAAGCCGAAATAGAAATAGGAGGTCAAAAAATAGATAAACATTATGGTCATTGGTTACATATTTGGAATGAATTGACACAAACATCAGGGCATCAAGCAGGTTATTCTACTATGGTTGGAAATGTTCCTAAATTAGTTCAATCATCTACAGATGCTACTAAAGCAATTACTCTATATGTGCCTTTACGTTTTTGGTTTAATCGTAATGTTGGACTTGCTTTACCTTTAATTGCTTTACAATATCATGATATTAAATTAAATTTACAATTAGCCAATGTTGAAGATTGTTATTGGGCTTCATCAACCGCGAGAGTTCCCGGTGATTTAACAGATGTAAGTTTATGGGTAGATTATATTTATTTAGATACAGATGAAAGACGTCGGTTCGCCCAAGCAAGTCATGAATATTTAATAGAACAATTACAATTTAATGGTGATATGCCTATAAATAGCACAGTAGAACAATTAAAACTGGCTTTTAATCATCCAGTAAAAGAAGTGATATGGACTATACAAAAAGACAGTTTAATAGATACAACAACAATGAATGATTATGGTGGTAAACAATGGTTTAATTTTACAGATGCTATTGATTATACTTATTTTTCAGGAACTCCACAAGACCCATTGGGTGGTGGTATTGGAACTGCTGCTTTTAATGTAGGTAATTGGTATTCTAGTATGCCTTTAAGTGGAACAGCAAATGGAAGTGTAGCAACTGCTGGTAAATTTGGTGAAGCAGGAACAAATATTTCTGCTTTAAATTTTGATGATTTATTTGGAACAACTTCTGATGTATCGTCACGGGCATGGAATTCTAGATTACCACTTTTTGATTCAGGAGAAAATCCAACATCGTTGGCAAAATTACAATTAAATGGACACGACCGTTTATCACAAAGAGAAGGACGTTATTTTAATACAGTTATACCTCAAGAATGTCACGAAAATTGCCCGGCAATAGGTATTAATGTATATTCATTTGCTTTTAAACCTGAAGAACATCAGCCAAGTGGAACATGTAATTTTTCAAGAATTGATATAGGTCAGTTATTATTAACTATTACAGCAAGCACATATGTAAAACACGATTCTAGTGCTGATACAGCAAAATGTCGTATTTATGCTACTAATTATAATGTATTACGTATTATGAGTGGTATGGCGGGTTTGGCTTTTACAAATTAAGTTTTTTAAGTTTTACCAAAACTTAACTAAAACTAAGTTTTAAAAAAAAACTAATTTTTAGTAATTTTTTTGTTTTTTTTATATAAAATTGATTTTTTTTTATTTAATTATTATTTTATATTATTATTATTATTTCAATAATATTGTTGAATTTGTTATTCTTTGTATAAAAAACAAGAC